CAAGGGTTGGGTCGATCCGACTCAATGACAACGGGTGTAGACACCGTTGATCCTTGAGTGGCAACAGAAAGACCTCTGTATAACTTCACAAGTCCACACAGGACTAAAATTGAAGCGACACCACCACATGCTACGATTGTTATATTTAAAATATTATCGAGCAGGGGTTTATTGGCTGCCTCAAGAGTTTCCCATTCTCCGCCTTCATCGTCTTTAAAACGACAAAGAGCGTCAAGATGTTCTTCTCTTGCATCATGCGCATGAAATAAACCACGCATGGGGACCACATCATACTCAGGCTCGTTACCCTTGAGATCAAATACTCCTTGGGTTTCAAGCTTGTTGACGCGCGCTTTCTTCTCATCCAGTACAGCGCGAAGGCGCTTTTCTGAATCTGGGCGCAATCTCGTTGTATGTTTCATAGCCTGTGTCCTATTACACTTATAATCTCCATAAGTTTTTCGGCCACAGAAACCAGAATAGGTGGTGTAAGCACTGTACTCGCTATCAGCACCAGAAAGGATAGATTGAATCTCTGCTTCCTCTACTTCTTCTTGAGCGGTAACTGCTTCACTGAAACGAATCTCCTCATCAGTATATTCTCCGGGTAGCACACCGTGCTCCGCGAAAAATTCTACCTGGTGAGCCAACTCAGCCTCTTCTTCTCCATCAGAGATTGAATAATCTTCGAAGCAATCCTCCAAAAAGGGGGAATCTTGCACACAAGGTACACAGATATTGCATTCGTTGGCTGGATCACCATGATCACAGAAAGTCGTATCATACATCTTTTCAACGGATTTCACAAAAGAACGTTGATGGGCAAAGTGAATATTAGAATTTTTCTTAACATAATCACGCACCTCATAGATACTCGCACGCGCCAAAATGGTGTCGAACTTATACTTGTCCTGTGTAAGTCCGTTTTCGAGTGTCTTTCGCACAATAACAACGCGCTGGATGTCGATCTCCCAGGCATCTGGGCACCAACCAACCATCTTACTACCGTCAACACCACCGTGAACGGGGTGGACGAATTCAGGTCGAAGGTATACATCCATGACAACATCAAATCTTCGCAAGATCGACACTGGCTCTACTGAGAATTTATCAGCATGCAGTGTTTTGATGTTGGTAGTAAGACCAACCACTTTGGGTTGCATCATCTTATTACCTTTTGATTCTATGTCTGCTTTCCGCAGTGAACGTGGTATATTGTTCAATACATCGATCAAAAGTCGCGTTGGAGCCTCGGAATAGTGCTCAGCCTTTGTATTTCCATAGTCGTCGAAAATCCAACCAGTGTGAAATGGTTGTTGATCAGTGTCAAAGTTTTCGTTGTCTTTTATCGTAACAACGAATTCCTTATCGTTCGCAAATCCATTGCAAGCCAAGGCAGTTTTCATCAATATGTTCACCACCATTGTTTTACCAACAGATGATGCACCATTAACGAGCATGCCATAAGGTTTTTCTCTAACACAGGAATTTTTCTGACTTAACGTCAGGGCGACTGCGGTTGTCCTTAATCTGGACAAATAACCTGCTAACACCATCTTCCGAGGTGGTGAGTTCTCATTCTTAATCATATTGACTGTAGAAGATATGAGAATCTGCAGGCGCAGGTCAAAATCACTTTCATCTTTCACGTCCACACAGTATTTATGTAATTCATCCAATTTCCCAGCTTCAATAGCTGGAAAACAGGATGTTAACAAGGTGTACTCTGTTTCATACTGACGTTCCTCTTGTCCTCCATAAAGAAGAACGGAAGGATCACCAGTAGAGATGGCGTGGTGTGCACGACTCAAAAAGAAATCGAGTGTGTCGGCACACATGTCCGTAAAAGAACCTGCGTTCTTTTGAATGTCCCATACTTTGGCTTTAAAAACTTCAAAGACACCAAGTTTGATGGGATTGTCCAAAAGATCAGGGAAAAAGCCAACTGAAACTAAGATGTTGACAACGTTGGCCACGTTATCACCTAAAGCACAGGCTCGAAATCGTTTCCAGTCTGTAAGTAGACCACGGAACGTTTCGATGCCACTCAATGTATCGTATCCGATAATAGTGGACTTAAGATCATCATATATTCCTTGATGATCAAGTTTGGATCGCAACGAACCACCGCCAAAGGGGTCCGTAGAGGTTTCAGCAATATTTTTCATCATTGCTTCCTTGATCCACGCATATAACTTAGTGCTAATCGATTCCTTGTAATGTGTCCTAAGGTAAAAGAAGAGCGTAGTAAACACGCTAGTAAAGTTTTGGGCACTGGACAAACCTGCTAAAAGCATGGTTAAGTCCTCAATGCGACAAAGAAGATTTGGTATGAAGTCTGCGGCGAGAGTGCCGTCATACTTCAAATTCTCTTTCACTTTGTCAAGTTGTTCCACTACGTGGTTAACTTCCTTGATGGTATCTATTTTGGCTCTTACACCTTTAAATAGACCCTGGGGGTCCAGTTTAGAAAAAGCTTGTAATGTTACTACTTTAACTAGTTCCTCTTTGAAGGGCTGAGAAACAAAAACTGATTGCTGATGCAACGTTCGATCGCGCTTATTCTTGCGATAGCGAGATCTTTTCCTTTTTAAGAAAAGAGATCGACGTTGTTCCTTCGTTGGGGTTAACTCTTCCCAATCCTCAATGTTATCATTTTTATCATTTTGTATTTTTATATTTTTTTCTTTTTTATTATTAAAATCCACCACTAAGGGTGGAGGTTTTGAATTTTGTAAAGGAATCATATTGAATAATTTTCTCCTAAGCTATTAAACTGACCGAGAAAGGTGCAAATAAGATTGTTGACAAGTTAAACAAATTAAAAATTTGTTTGAAGTGAAGACTGGTTGTAGGGAATTCTCCTAAGCTGTTATACTGACCGAGAATTATACATAAAAAGTTGTTTGGGGGGGGCCCGTCTCATCCACGGGTTTGGGTTTAGAATCTTGAGGTGCTCCTAGAAAACCTGGTTATCCTATCCGTAACTCCACGTTATTGGGAATCATACCCAACTAAATCACATTTCCGAAAAACTGGTATATCAATTACCAGGACGGTGAGCTGTTGATCACTCATCCGTTTTTGTTTACACTTCATAATTACAAACACAACCTTTGTGTTTTGGGTCATTCAAGCACCCAGCATTCTTTTATTAAATCAACAGTGATTCGCACAAAGTGCAAATACTCGCTGAAGTCTATATCTGATGTAATTATAAATCCATAGCGATAGAAAGATCCTTCAAAGAGGGCATCTATACAATCGCATACCTAGGCTACAAGCCTGATATATAGTGATTCTCTATCTCAATAAGTATTAGAGATAAAATCAAAATTGGTGGATAAGTCTTACGTGCCAC